ATCAGCGCAGATACCAATGCTCATACCATGGCTATGCGCCTTGCCTCAATGATTAGTAATAAAAATCAGGGTGATGTAGAACAACTACTCAATACTGATTTAGGTTGGACTCGTGCCGTGTTAACCAAGGGTGCACACATTGTGTGGTCATTTGAATCAGCACCAACGCTTCAAGATATTGATGAAGAAGTCCAAGCCTTCGAAGAATTATGGGGTTGCCCACCACAATTGATTGTGGTAGATAACCTAATGGATGTTGCCACCGATGGTGGCGAAGAGTTCGCTTCAATGCGTGCCATCATGAAGGAGTTGAAGTACCTTGCTCGTGCTACGAATGCTGCAATCTTGGTATTACATCACACTAGCGAGGCTGTTCTTGGTACCCCTTGTCAACCGCGTAGTGCCATACAGGGTAAGGTTGCACAATTACCTGCACTTATATGCACACTCGGTGTTGTTGGAACAAGCATGGGAGTCGCTCCTGTCAAGAATCGGTACGGTAGAGCAGACGCTGGAGGAACTCTAATGACATGGATTGCCTTTAATCCTGAGTATATGTTCGTTGATGACATACCGGAGAATGTATAATGGATGATGATTACCTAGAGATACACGCCAAAGAGATTGCTTATGCTGAAGTTAATAGGCAGGTACAAAAGTTCATACAGAAAATAGAAGATGCCAAGCCTATAACCAAAGATGAATACACACAAGGTATTCACGATGGACTTGACTGGGCAATAAGAATACTAATGAAAGATAAGAGTGCTTCCTAATGAAAAATAAATTGTATAATTCTAAGTCTATAAATATATTTAATATAATGTCTTTAGATTTATTTTATAGTTTCTATCAGTTTAAGATTGGAATTGAAATAATCTTTGATACCTCTGCTAGAGGAATATCCTTTTGGTTTGGATTTTTTTCGATAGGGATTAGATTTTAGTATGGCAAATCCTAATGGTCGCAAAGGCGCACAGTTCGAAACTGATGTGATGCGCTGGCTTCGTGAACACGAGGCAGTAGCAGAGCGCCTTACTAAAGCAGGTGCCAAGGATGAGGGTGACTTGTATGTATTTTTACAGGGTGACACTTATATACTTGAATTAAAGAACAGAAAGAAGTTAGACTTACCTGCGTTCTGGGACGAGGCGCAGGTTGAGGCAAAAAACTACGCGAAGGCTCGGGGCTTGGCGACCATACCTCCAGCCTTCGTCGTAGTGAAGCGTCGCAACCATGGCATAGAGAAGTCGTGGGTAATACAGAACTTAGAACAATGGATGAGAGAGAGATATGAATGACCTCCCAAGTATTAGAGATGTCCTTGTCCACTACGGTGCGAAACTTGGACGAAGCCACGGGCAGGTCAACTTGCGATGTCCATTCCACGGTGATACGCATCAAAGCGGGACAGCCAATCTTGACACACAACTGTTCGTCTGCTTTGCATGCGGAGTTCAAGGAAATAGTTTACAAATTATTTCCCAACAAGAAGGGATTAGCGTAAGAGATGCAAAAGAATTCGCAAAGAGAATTACTGGAGAAGGCTACGCAGAAGTACGCGGAAAACATTTATCAGGCAGAAGGCTACCTAAGAAGCAGGGGTATTCCAATGGAGATAGCACGGTTGGCACGATTAGGCGTAGTCGTAGAGGCTGAAGTTGGACACGAAGCATATCAAGGAAGGTTAAGTATCCCTTATGTTACCAAGACGGGTGTGGTTGATATTAGATTTCGTAGTCTCAATCCCGCGGTTGAGCCGAAGTATATGGGACTCACTGGCGCTGAGACTAAAATGTATAATGTTCTTGACATTGAGCGTGCTGGCGATTTCATTGGTGTATGTGAAGGTGAACTTGACACTCTTACTATGTCTGCTTGCATTGGGATTCCTTGCATTGGTGTACCGGGAGCGAACAGTTGGAAGAAACATTATACGAGACTCCTTGCAGACTTCGAAAGAATCTATGTCTTCTCTGATGGCGACCAGCCAGGAAAAGAATTTGCCAATAGTCTTGCCCGCGAACTACCATGTACTGTCGTTCAATTCCCCGACGGAGAAGATGTCAACTCATATTATACGAACTACGGGGAGAACGCAGTCCTCCAAAAGGCGGGACTCTTAGATGTTTAACAACAAAGGCATACCAACTTGCCCGCTATGCGGGATGAAATTTGATAATGTATTCAGCGCAGTAAGTCATATGCTTGAAGATGATGAAGAGTTTGACCCTGCTTTGCTACTGCCCGGCGGGTATAAACTTATGGTTGGCTCATTACTGGAAGCATTGTTCGAGCATCGTACTGACCCTAATATGATATCTAAGATTACTCAGGATGCGTATAGCACTCTGTTTCTAGCAGAGGCAAGTCCTGAGATGATAGCAGAAACAATCGAAGATATTATAGTAGAAGATACGATGGAAGGTTTAGATGATGAACTCAAGAAACTATTCAAGAATGGAGAGTGAAGAGATATGGCAGATTACCCAACACCTAACCTCGATGGGTTATCGAATTACATCAGTAAACAAAGAGGGCGAGACGCTTACGGTTTCCTTAAAGATACCCCTGTTGACTACGAGTTACCCCGTGACCCCACCCAATTCGAAGAAGATGTCAGGATAATTTATGATGAACTTATGTCGCTTCTTCTTAAGAAGCATAAGGATTATGGGCCAAAGAATATTGCAGAAGCCCCCGGTGGTGCTCTTAATGGCTTGCGTGTTCGCATCCATGATAAGTTGGCTCGCATCAATAATCTTATAGATGTTGGTAGTAATCAACCTGAATATGAATCACTTGAAGATTCGTTCGCTGACATGGCGAACTACGCTATCATAGGTATGTTAGTACTGAGAGATAAGTGGGATAAGTAATGGCAAAGAACTCCTCGTTTGACTTAGACTTTGGATACGGACGCAAAGGTGAACAGTTGGTCGAGGAGTTGTTGACCGGCGGGCGCACAGTAGAAGTAAAGCGTGATAGGAAATGGTGGATAACCAACAACATCTACATTGAAACTGAGTGTTGGTTTAACAAGAGTCAGGCATGGGAGCCATCAGGATTATCAGTTACTCAAGCGGCGTACTGGGCGTTCGTACTTGAACAGTCTACCTTCTTAGTACCAACACACATATTGAAGAAGACTGTTGAACAGTTGGGCAGGGAAATCTCTTGCGAGATTCCACCTAACAAGTCGAAGGGTTATCTGATTACAGTAGAAGATTTATTGACTGGCACAAGAAAGTGGAAGAACGACAAGCCATGAACTGGGATAGCATAGAGGAGTGGGACTACATTGTAGTCAGCGTCTCATCTGAATACCATAAGAAGTATCCGATGTGTGAGTTAGAGGATATCAAGCAAGCCTTGTATGTATGGTTTGCTGAACATCCTAACAAGTTAACACATTGGAAATCTTTGGGAGAGAAGGATGCTAAGAACCTCATCTATCGTAGTCTAAGGAACCAAGCATTGGATTATTGTCAGAGATGGAAAGCCAAGAGCGTAGGCTATGACATTGGAGATTTATATTATTATGAACCGGAACTTGTGGAAGTACTATTGCCAACAGTATTGATGGGCAACTTTCATATTGCTCCGAAGTTAAACCTTGGTAAGATAGGCAGACCTTCGGCTCCTGCGGAGGGTGGTAATGTTCAGGTAATGCTACTTGAAATCGACTCTGCGTATTGGAAGTTATCCAAGGAAGACAGGAGGGTTATCTTCCTGCGTCACGCAGAGTCTTGTGATTTCAAGGAGATAGCCAACTACCTATCTCTTGGCACGGAGGACGCTGCGAGAATGCGTCACAAGCGTGCGGTTAAAAGACTTGTTGCTAAGTTGGGTGGCTTGCGCCCTTATCGTGATGAAGATATTGAACCTACGGAAGAAGAAGTTCAAGAACCGCAACAAGACTTAGACTAAACACAACAAGAAATGCTGCTGAATATAAACTAATCTTTACTATCTTGATTAAGTTATCTATCACCAGTCATCTCCCGGCACATCAGACATAAGGGTATCTACATACGCCTCTTCTGAAGGGAAGTCAGGATACCATTCTAAGACTCTAGTGCCAGCAGATAGATTCAATTCTGCTACATCATCATCGAAACTACCATCATCACTAGTATATCTTTCGAACTTTAGTTTAAGTAACTCTAAGTTGAAGGCATAGATACCTTCACTTGTACCGACAAAGAACATCGGTGTATAGTCTAACCCCCTAGCGCCACCAATGATACTATCATAGGCACGCTTAGGTAGCACTACATAGTTAGATGGAACTGTGGTTATGTAGGCATAGACTGAATCTTCTCGGTTGATTAGAATCGAATGGTCATAGTATACTTCTGTATCAGAGAAGGAATACTTGTGCTCTTCGAGAAGATTAAGAACTTCTTCATGATTTAATTGGTGCGTTATCATTATCCTCCAGTCTTATAGAATCCAGTCCCCTTGAACTGAATACTTGGTGCTGTGTATATTCTCGTTGATTCAAGTCCGCAAGTTACACACTTAACGGACTCGTCCCTCTCGTTAATTGAACGAGAGAAAGTCATGGTTGTCATACAGTCATTACATCTATACTCGTATGTAGGCATTATCCCTCCAGCGTACTACCCTCAGGGGTAGGGGCGGTAGCAAGTGTACCACATTGAGCACACTCCATATCAGTAAAGTATAATTCTATTGTGCCATCATCCTTGTCAAAGACAGTCTTGAGATTCCATATCTCACTACCGCATGGACATATCGTAGTGGGTACGCCACGAATATCCATTGACTTTTTATAGTCAGGCTTTAATTCTGTAATGTGTTTAGGTTTGCGTTTCAATGCCACCCTTTCTGTTTGAAGTGTTGCCAAGCACGACAGGGAGTTTCGTATCTATGATAGATATACTCAAGCCCCCTGTCTATCTGCTTGGTTGGGGGTGTAGCAGGGTCAAGCCCCAATAGTTGTGGGATACCGCCAGCATTTCTACCCATGACTTTTATTTTATTGTACGCTTCATGGTTCCATGCTGATTCTTTACCCCACAACTTACTGAGGCAGGACATCTGTTTATCTCTCCATACACCTAGTCTATCGTAGGCATATGCTTTACTATCTTCGGTTGTCCAAGTTCTCTGTTGAGGATACTTGTGCGGCGGGACTAATGGTTCTACAATTATAGCGGTGAATAGCATAGTAAATACTATTGCTACCCCTACTCTTACGAGATACTTTGCCATGCTCTTACCCCTTCCGCGAAGGCTAGTGCTTGCTCTCTAATTGTACCACTTCGGCGGGCGCGGGCAAGGATTATTCTCTCACCTGCCAGCATACCACCCCATATGCCATGCTCTATGTTCTCCTCACGCATGCCTTCGGCTAGGCATTGAGCACGGATAGGGCAATAGTTACATATAGACATAGCCTTGAGCGCGTTCTCTATCATGGCTTGATGAGCCTTGCGAGTAGGTCTACCGACCGACTCTTGTGCTTCGGGGAACCACATGTCAGGGTTAGGGTGGGTAGAGCATAGTCCCTTCATATTATCCTCTATTCGCTGTTGCTTCGTGGATAGGGTGGATTATTACTAATCCTGTTAGCATCTCCGCCCATCTACGGGCGGTATCTAGGTTCTTGAATGGTCCATAGAATACAGACTTGGCTTCTGTTTCCTTGGGAAAGACAAGAACTACATAGCCAGCCACCAGCATACCTGCTGATGGCTCGGCTACGGCGATGTCTCTATGCGCTGAAGATAACGCTTGTGAATCCGTCGAGTCTGTCATGTTTAGTGACGAGTCCCTTCTTGCCATTGAGATGGCGGTAAGTGCCGTCGCCTAGTGATACCCACATAGACTTAGGCTTGAAGCGGGTCTGCTCCGGTAACGCCTTGAGGATAGTTCCTCTTGGGTAGTAGTTATCCTGTTCATCTACGCTCGACTCTATGATAGAAGCGATGTCGCGTAGTTCGTCAGCGAGGCTGACTAGTGTTGCGTTTGTCATGGGTTATTACTCCTTGTTAGTTGGTTAGTAGGGTAGTTCTTGGTACTTGTGTTTATTATACACCCTTATCCACTCATTGTCAAAATCGTAGGCGGGTGACTTTCGCGCACTAGCGGGAGTGTAGCACATACAGTCCTGCCATGACGAGTAGCATGACATACAGGTGTCACAGTATTGGCAATACTCTGCCGACCTATCTATGTCAATGAGTGCCCAACACGAAGGGCATTGGTCTATTAAGACTTCCTCAGAAGCACTATCGAGAAGTTCCTCATACTTGAGTTGCTCCTCGGCAAAGTCCGACTTGTGTATAGGCGTTGCTATTGTAGTGTCTGACTCGTAATAACTCTTGTGCGTATAGGTGCTACGCTTGTAAGAGGAATTACTCCACCATACACCATTGTCGTCCCATGTACCAAGCCTCTCGTTGATGAGATAGAGTTGGAATTGGGAGTTAGGGTTGGTGGTGAGCACGGCTATCTTACTACCACTAGCCCACCCCTCAACCATGCGGTACAGATTCTCATCTTCCAGAGCGCGTACTCCACCCAACTTGGGCAGGGTATCCTCTGCGAAGATACGCGTATCGCTACGCTTATCATCTTTCCCTATGAAAGTATCCAGCACACCATTGTGCGCTAGAACTGTATTGGTATCATCACCCACTTGGAACGGGTGACAATTCTCCTCGTTCTTTACGCCATGCGTGGCATAACGAGCATGCCATATCGCATAGCCATGAGGATTCTGTTGGCGCATATGTAGGAACTTTGACACGGCTTTACGAGCAGACATAGTACGATAGCGGAATATCTTTCCGTCAATTACCACGGCGAACCCATATCCGTGAGGATTAGCACACGCGCCCTCTGTAAGTTCCTCGCGCTTTGGTATAGCGTTAGGCTTACAGACAACTAATAGACACATACAACACCCCCTAAGCGTTGATTAATGGTCGGTTATCTAGGTTGGTACTTGGTACTTTGGACATACGCAAGTATAGGTTAGGGTAGATACCATTGTTGGTAGCAACCCACTCGGCGAACCACTCCCACCTGAGCATACCCAACTTGACATCAGATAGGCTCATGTTGCGGGTGTATTCCACCGAAGCGTGGCACAATTCTAGGGCAGACATAACGCCCTCGCGCTTCATATTGCCACGGAAGAAGCGCAATTCTAGTGTGTAATCGTTGCCGGTATTAACCGCACTATACCGCTCGGTTCTGTATCCGTTGCGTATCTTGTCGGCTAGATTAAAGCGGGGGATACCCCACTCATCTACTTGATACACATCACCGAACTTAGCATAGCGGGAGTTCTTACGCCCCGCAAGTTTCATCATCTCAACAGGGTTCTTGTATATCAGGGTTAAGAACCTGTGAATATGTGCGCCCGACTTGAACGCACTCCGACTTACATGGACATGAAGCCCACATGAATCGGTATCATAACTTCGCGCCCCATACTTGGTACGCAATAGTTCTATGTAATCCCATAGCCCTGTCGCTTGCTCGTATGAACCTAGCGTGTGCGGGTGTGTGACTAACTCAAAGCCCTGACCACTTATGCTTGAGTCTGACTTGATGTAGCACACATTGTCCGCTTCTAGTGGTGACACTTCCGCTACCGCTTGGCGGAATTGGGAAGTGGTGACACCATTGAGTTCCATTTCCAACTCAAAGCCCATGTATAAATTGGTAGGCGAACTACCATTGAATACAGGGTTAGGCTTGTAAGAGTACGAGTGAATCGTACCTATATTTTCGCCACTATTACCACAGTTGGTACAGTTTATATCGTCTGGATAGTATTGGTCGCACTCTTCGCAATAGCGAGCGTTCTCGCCAAGACAGTCTTCGCACCATGACTCATCCCACCCTTCACCATAGACTTGTGAATAACCAACTCGGTCGGAGTCGTAGCAATAATCGCAACGCTGGCAAGTCCATGCGAAAGATTCCCAACAACCCTCGCACCATGAATTGCTATTGCCTACACTATACCAATCCCAATTAGTCGTGCCAATATCTTCACATCTGTCACACATCTGAAGACACCCGTCACATACAGGGTCATCAATGCTGGTGGTTGCGAGTTCCTCGCGTGGCGACTCTGTGCCACATACGATACACTCTGCCATTTCAACTTCTTCTTCGGTCATACTATCACCCCCTTAGGTGTTTATCGTTGCTGAATTATATCACACTCTCGTGTGCTTGTCAAATCTGTTCCGTGCTTGGTCTATCATCATATTAGAGACTTTATCTCTAAGATTATCCACATAGGCTTGAAGCCCTGTGAATCCCTCTCGCTTGAGTCTCGCCGACTCGTTGCGTAGGCTAGTGCGTAAGTATTCCATTTCGCTAGGCGTTAAGACTAGCATGAAATCCTCGTCACTCATACTATCACACCCCCTTATGGCGTGTCAATTAGTAGGCTTGTGACTTGCGCCACATGTCGGACACTTCACACCCTCAAGCGTGAGCGCGTCAAGTGTTATCAACTTCCCACACTCGCACCGAATAATTCGGGCGGGTAGCGTTGCCATGTTGCCCCCTAATCTTGCGGTATTTCCGCGTGTCGCGCTAGGGTCATGAACCCTCGCACCCTTTAGGTGTGCGCGACTATCCCTAATTCCCTTGAAGCCCTACG